ATGCTGGCTGAAGTGAAGGAATCCATCATGAACGCCTATGAGATCAAGACCGGCATGAGCAGGACGAAGATCTCACATCTGATGGATGCGGAGACCTGGATGGACGCGCACAAGGCGGTGGAGCTGGGATTTGCGGATGACATTCTTGAAAGAGAGGGTGTCGAAGCAGATGTTGGTACGCCGGAAGTGTCGATGCTCTATTCCAGGGCGGCGGTGACCAATTCGCTGATGGATAAAATCGCTGCGAAGTGTCACATAAAGGCACTGGACAATGGTGCAGCAACTGAACAGACAACGGATAACGGGCGTTCCTGTGATGAGATCAGGGAACGCCTGAACTTTATCAAGAGATTCATTTAAGGAGGAATCGAGCTATGACTATCAAAGATATGATCGAGAAGAGAGCAAAGGTGTGGGAGACCGCGAAGAGAACGGCGTTCTGTCTGCGGAGGATAACGCGACTTACAGCCGTATGGAGCAGGAGATCGAGGATCTGACTGCGGCAATCGACCGTCAGCAGAGAGCCGAGGCCAGAGAGGCGGCGCTGAACCAGCCTATCAATACTCCGCTTACCGGAAGACCGGCAAAACAGGTGGAGGAAAAGACTGGCCGTGCGTCCAATGCTTACAAGGAAGACTTCGGGGCTCATCTTCGTGGCAAGAGACTTGTTCACAACGTACTTTCCGAGGGTGTGCAGGCTGATGGCGGCTACCTTGTGCCGGAAGAGTTCGAGCGTCAGATCGTGACTGGTCTGGATGAGGCAAACGTGGTGAGAGGCCTTGCGAAGGTCATCACTACCAGCGCCGAGAGAAAGATCCCGGTTGCGGCAACTCACTCTACCGCACAGTGGACGGCAGAGAACGGTGCTTATACCGAGAGCGGTCCTACTTTCGACCAGAAGACCATTGATGCCTTCAAGCTGACTGACCTTGTGAAGGTTTCCATCGAGCTTCTGCAGGATTCCATGTTTGACCTGGAGTCTTACATTGCCGGTGAGTTCGCAAGGGCATTCGGTATTGCGGAGGAAGAGGCTTTCTGTGTCGGTACCGGAACCGGACAGCCTACCGGTATCTTCACTGCGAACGGCGGAACCGTAGGTGTGACTGCAGCAAGCGCAACGGCGATCACGGCGGATGAGCTGATCAACCTGATCTATTCGCTGAAGAGCCCTTACCGCAGAAACGCGAAGTTCCTTATGAATGACGCGACGGTATCCATGATCCGTAAGCTGAAGGACAAGAACGATGCCTATCTCTGGCAGCCTTCCCTTCAGGCAGGTGAGCCTGACAAGCTTCTGGGCTATGACCTTTACACTTCTCCGTATGTTCCTACGGCGAAGGCGGGAGCTCTGACTGTGGCATTCGGTGATTTCAAGAATTACTGGATCGCTGACAGATCCGGCCGAACGGTTCAGAGACTCAATGAGCTCTACAGCACCAACGGCCAGGTCGGCTTTATTGCGACGGAGCGTGTTGACGGCAAGGTGATCCTCCCGGAAGGCATCCAGCTCCTGAAGATGAAGGCAAGTGCCTGATCGTAAGAACCAGTAATGACGGCGGCAGTACAGATGATTGTGCTGCCGCTAATTTGTGAGGTGATGCAGATGACTGTGACTGTGGAAGAGATGAAGAGTTATCTCCGGGTTGATTTCGAGGATGACGATTCCCTGATCGAAAACTTCATAACGGCGGCAAAGAAGCAGTGCATGGATATCCTGCGGACGGACGATGAGGCGGATCTGGATGCGGCTCAGAACGGAAAGATCGCTGTGATGTTTACAGTGGCTTATCTGTATGAGCACAGGGAAGAAGCCGATCATCACGCAATGGATCTGACACTTCGAGCTCTGTTATTCGGAAGCCGGAAGGAGGGATTCTGATGGATGTGGCAGCTTTGAGATCTAAGGTGACATTCCAGAAGAATGAAACTGTGACCGACAAGTACGGCAATCACAAGAATGCCTGGACGGACTATTATACCTGCTTTGCCACAATCGGCGGTGAAGGGCTGGCCAGTTCCAAGGAAGAACAGACTGCCGGAACTACGGTTGAGGATTTCAGCATGACGGTCACCATCAGGTACTGCCGGAAGGCTGCTGCGATCGATTCCACGCATTTCCGGGTGATGTTCATGGGTGAGATCTACAACATCGTGAACATCGATCATATGAACTTCCGGAAGAAGTCACTGAAGTTCACCTGCAGGAAGGAGCGGCGCTGATGGCACAGACGATAAAGATTGACCAGCTGGCGGATACCGTGATGAAGGGCATGGAGGAATACGCGAAGCTTGCTGCGGAGGACCTGAAGAAGGATGTCCAGAAAGCAGGTAAGACCGTAAAGCAGCAGATCGAAAGCACGGCTCCGAAGAAGACGGGAAAGTATTCCAAGAGCTGGGCAGTGAAAAAGACCAGGGAAACGTCCGATTCCATCCAGATCGTGGTGCATTCCAAACGGTACCAGCTGACACATCTTTTGGAGTTTGGCCATGCGAAGCGCGGCGGTGGAAGAACAAGGGCGTTCCCTCATATCGCACCAGCGGAGCAGGCGGGCATCGAGCAGCTGACAAGGGATATCGAGCGTGACCTGCAGAAAGGCGGTTAGTAATGATGGAGATATTGCTTTTGTTATTCGTGATCGCTCTTGGGACTGCGGTGATCGGCGCTGCCGTTTATCACAGTACGCGAAGAGGCGAGGATTGTCATGGTTATCCGTATAACTGCCCGGTCTGCCGTCATGCTGCGGAATGCATTATCGAGATCGGGAGGAAGAAGGATGACGCATGAAGACGTAATGCAGATGCTGGCTGAAACAGAGATCCCTTTTGCGTATGACCATTTCGCGGAAGGGGAAAGTCCTGATCCGCCATTCATCTGCTTTTTATTTCCGGGTTCGGAGAACTTCGCTGCAGACAACGTAGTGTACATGGAGTTTTCCAACCTGAGTATTGAACTTTATACCGATGAAAAGGATCCGGAACTGGAAGATCGGGTTGAGGCGGTGCTGGATGCCCACGAACTGTTCTGGAACAAATCGGAGGTATGGATCGAATCAGAAAAACTATACGAAGTGCTGTACCAGATGACGGTATAGCGGAAAGAGAGGTTTATTATGCCGAGTACAAACAACAAGGTGAAGTTCGGCCTTAAGAACTGCCATTATGCGAAGGCAACACTTGATCCGGATACCAATGCCGTGACATTTGGTACGCCTGTCGCGATTCCCGGAGCCGTGAATCTGTCGCTGGATCCGGAGGGGGATACTGAACCGTTCTATGCGGACGATATGGTGTATTACACCACGGTGGCCAATAACGGCTATTCGGGTGATCTGGAGATCGCGCTGATCCCGGACAGCTTCAGGAAGGACATCCTGAAGGAAACTGAGGATACGAACGGTGTCCTGGTAGAGGATTCCACGGTGGAGCCGGAGCATTTCGCTCTGCTTTTCGAGTTCTCCGGGGACAAGAAAAAGATCAGGCACTGCATGTATTACTGCACTGCCGCAAGACCGACCATCGAAGGCAAGACCAATGAGGATTCCAAGGAAGTCCAGACAGAGTCTTTGGAGATCACGGCAACACCGCTTCCGAGCGGTCTTGTGAAGGTTAAGACCGGGGCAAACACAACGGATGAGGTCTACAACGGCTGGTATTCTGCCGTTTATCAGTCTCCGACAACGGAACCGACTGAGCAGGGACAGGGTTAAGAATGTGGGGCAGGGCTTCGGCTCTGCCCTTTACCTTAGATTGGAGGATTTAATCATGGCACTTACAAAGACAGTGAATATTGATGGCAAGGATGTGACCTTCAGGGCTTCCGCTGCCATTCCAAGAATATACAGAAACAAGTTCCACAGGGATATCTATAAGGATCTTCACGACCTGCAGAAGAGCATTGATGAGAACGATCCCGAAAACTCCGCACTGGATTCTTTTTCGCTGGAGCTGTTCGAGGATATCAGCTACATCATGGCGAAGCATGCGGATCCGCAGGGGGTTCCGGATACTCCGGATGAGTGGCTGGATCAGTTCGGGACATTTTCCATTTATCAGGTGCTTCCGGAGATTATCGAGCTCTGGGGACTGAATGTGCAGACGCAGGTGGAGAGTAAAAAAAACTTCGAGCGACTGACCGGGAAATGACAACGCCGCTCCTGTTACTGAGGGCGGTGCAGCTTGGTGTGCAGATCGGGGAGATGGATCTTCTGACTATCGGAACCATCAACGATATGTACACGGAAATGCAGAACGATGAGAACCAGGGGGCATATAGCACCTTGGCATCTCAGGATGATATGGATCGATTTTAAGGGAAGGAGGCTGACGCATGGCTGGACGGATCCAGGGTATCACCGTAGAGATCGGCGGCGATACCACCAAACTACAGACTGCCTTAAAGGGCGTAA